ATATATAACCCTTTGAACACATAATTATAATCTACATTCATAGGAACTTGATGAATTGTTTCATCATCATACTTGATCACATTATAAATAGTTTTAGCAGGTAGATTAGCTGTATAACTTTGTGATTTTGTTGTTGGCAATAGCCAAATACAAGGATTACTCCTCGCAATAAAATAGATAACTTTCTTAATGAATGAATCCCAATATTCACTATGGTCTGTGTTGGATGCCCCATAAGTTAGGGACATTTTAAGAAAAAATAGGCCTTCTTGTACTATAGGAGAAGCTTCTTCTCTAGCTATTAGCACAACCTTAATTTCTGATACAGGCATAGAAAAAACCCTGAAGACTTCATCAGCTTCAGGGTAATATTTTTCTTGAGGTAATATTTCATTCTTGAAATGAAGGAAAGCATCTGTGTTAAACTCACTCAGGAGTGGCCTCCAAGAGTAATGAATTAAACTAAAGTTCATTCTGTAAAATCTTTTAAAAATTGATTAAATAAAAATTTGTCTTTAGCTATACAATCAGAAGGGTCTTTTATCCCTTGTTCTAAGCTTCTTTCAGGAAGCCAAAGATTTCTTGCTTTACTTGGAATAAGGTTGTTGATGTGGTTCTTAACTTTCTCAGAAGCTATTATACCAGGTTGATCATTATCAAACCATACAAGTACACTAACAAAGGGTTTAATTAGCAGGTTTAAAGTTTCCTCACTAGGTATCATACCTTCATTTTGAAACCAAACCACATTTTTACCATTATTCTTCAGTACTCTATAATCCTTATAAGACTTAGCAATGATTAATTCTTTACCAGAATGTAACAGGGAATTGATGCCACCTACATCATTTTTAGTACAATTGGTTAAGAATCTTCTTTTGCCTTCTCTCATAGGAAAATAGATTTTCTTCCTAGATTCAGGAAAATCATTGTAACTGTATGCAATATCTTTGCAATCAATTATGTGACTCCCTGATTTGGTATTCAAAGCAAATAATTTTTGAACAGGAAAAACCCTGTCTTCAACTAAATGTTTCTTTTTAATCTCATATTGAGACCAAAATTGAGCATCTACAGCATTAAACAGTCTTGCTTCAATTAGTAATTTGACTTTCTCTTTGACTATCTTTTTAGTCTCTTCTTTGTTTTCAATAGGCTTTAGACCTTCCTTACCTTGTATTAAGGTTTTATGGATATATTCTAAAGTCAAGTAAAAATTAGGGAATTTGAAAAAGTCTTGTACCATATTGAAACAATCACTATGGGTTCTGCTATGAGCAAAATCAATAAAATAAAGAACTCCATTAGTATGGTAACTAAACCAACATCCTGCAGTTCTATCATATCTTAAAGGAGATACTACATAGTCAAACTCTTGCGGAATATAATTGAACACTAATGCAAATATTTCTTCTTGAGTGACTAAACTAAGAATGCTTTCCTTGCAAATAAAACCTCTTCTATTTAAGTTATCTGAATTATAGTGATATGTGCTCATATAAAAGAGGTTAGATTTTAATTAATTATTACCAGGTTCCACCAGGATTACCAGCTATAGCACCAGCAGGTGCAGCAGCCATGGCTCCTCCTGTTGATGGAGCTCCACCAAGAACTTGTTGAGTACCTTTGTTACCTGTCATGAAATTAGCATCTCTTTCAAAAGGATGTTTCTGTCCATTAGAGTTTTTGTAACAAAGAGAAGCATCTTCAGCTCTTTCTTCAGCCCATACTCCAGGTTGTGCAGGTACAATAAAGTAACCACCTTTCATATTCTTAGGTAAAGTTGGATAAGTCTTATCATTAAGACCACCATCTTGTTTTTTACCAAAATTCCATTGGAACTCTAAGAATAAATCAAGAGGTCTCTTGTCATACCCAATAGGTAATAAAGAACAAACTCTTGCAGCATAATCAGCAAAGCTCATTACAGGAGTTGCAAATGCAGCTCTTAAAGAATCTTCAGTTACACCTACTGCTTTCAAGTAGTGAGTTACTGTAGCATTTTGTTGAACCATCAAAGTGTTGAATCCAGCAATATACTCAGCAGAAGCTTTATCTGTAATTTCAGTGTTCATTTTATCAACAACTCTGTCTACAGGGTTTAACCACTCTTTGTAAGATCTTTCTCCTACTTTAACTTCAATCTCAATAGCTTCTCTAGCAGGTTGACCTTCTTTGGCAACATTTGGAGAGTAAGCAAATTTTGCTAATGTAGCAACACCAAAGTTTCCACCAAATTTAGCTCCACCTTTAGTTTTTAATGATTCATCTGAATCTGATACAAATCCGTATCCTAATACTTGTGACATAATAAGTCTTTTTTAATAATTAAACAATTTTTTAGTTCCAATCTGAAGAATCAGTACTTCCTACCATTTCTCCATTTACTAATGTAGCAGGAGTATCATTAGTGGCATCAGCTATTGGTGCAGGAACATGAGCTACTTCTTCAGCAACATCATTAATGTCTTCAGTATCATCCTCAAGCTCAATACCTGTGTATTGTTTCTTAGCTTTTCTGTTTTTCAACTTAGGATGACCCCAAACCATTTTGTTCATATCTGACTGAGTTCTGCCATAGTGTTCAGCAATTTCTTTTCTGCTTTTACCTTGACCTAATAAACCTAAGACATCACTTATTGTGATTCTTAATACTTCAACTGGAGCTGTTTGAACAGCATTCTCTTGTGACATAATGTATGAATTTAAAATTATTTATAAATTTGCTTTGGGTTTTCTTGGCTTATAAACCCTCTTTTTCTTGATAGGTTTAGCCTCTTCTACAATTGTATCTTTTACAATTATAGGCTCTTTTTTGACTTCTTTTGTTTCTTCTTTTGAGTTACCTCTTACTAATGCCAAAGCAACAATAGCAACAATACAACCAGCAATAAAACAAAGGGTCAATAACAATAGATTATCCATAATATTCTGCAATTTTAGCAACTACATATCCTAAATCATTAGGAATGAATTGTTTATCAAACATACCTACTGGAGATTTTGCAGATGAATACTGTTCATTCTCATTAGTCAAGAATTCCTTGACAGCTTTCTTCTCTGTAGCATCATATCTACTAATACCAATAAGAGTAACATCTACTTTACCCTCTACAGTCAAATACTCATCTACCATTTTACCTGTAGCTTTGTACTTCATATAGATTCTACCATCAGGTCCAGGAGTACTATCTCCATGAGCCAAAATGATAACATTTTTACCTGCAGCATCTAATTTCTCTATGGCATCAAAGATTTTACCCATAAAGTAACCAATTTGCTTAGGTGCATCCCAACCTTTAGCCAAGGCATTAGCCATGTACCAATTTTGCATTACATAGTTTGAATCATCCCACACAATGTTTTTGTATGGACTATTCACTAAGTTTAAAAATATAGCTTCTATATCTTTTGCATTATCAGTAATAACTCTTCTTCCTGTTTTTAAGTCAGGCATGGTAGTTATTGGGTATGCTGCACCACTTCCTCTAAAAGGAAGAGGTTTTGAAGTAACTGATATTAAATAAGTTTCTTCAGGAACTAGGCCTACAATACCTAATTCAGGTATTTGTCCAATACTTGTGGACTTTCCAAACCCACTAGGGGCTAGCACTAAAATTTTAGGCATACTTTTTCTTTAAATAGTTAAAGGTTCAAATTTTTTTATGTCCCCATACATGTTTACTCTAAAGTGTTGAGGACAAACACTGTGTCTAGATTCAACTAAATGTATGGTTCTCATATTTGGATATAAAAGAGATTTATCAGGTCTTCTAATTGCAGTACCAAAGTGTTTACTAAGATTAAACTTATCATCATTTGGGTTAAACATTGTAAAGATATAATTACTATCCTCACTTAAATTACCTGTCTCTTTAATATCATCAGACTGTGGAAACAATCTGTCATCATCATACTGCCTTCTTCCAATGTCACTAACTGCTCTATTAAGGTGGATAATATGAACAAATGTAAAATTGCAAGTGTTTCTAAACTCTACAGCATATTCTGAGAATTTATCTACAGTTTCTTTCATCTTGAAACCTCTTTCAGGTAGTAGCTTTCTTAAGTGGTCAGTTATAATAATGACATACTTAGCAGGGTTGTTAGGTTTATAACCTATCATCCTATTAAATGTTTGTCCATCTTTGACTGTAGTTCTATATAAGAACTCACCATTTTCTTTAGCATAACTTAAAAGATAGTTTCTGACTCCAGTAGGGTTGTCCTTGATCTCCAAGAACTTAATTAACCCTTTAGAAACTTTTTCCCCTTTTTCACTATACTCTCCAAGTAAAGGAATTACTCTAGACCTATAAATGACTCTTATTTTAGAAACAAGGTCTTCAGGCACTTTAATAATTTCTTTGGGAGAGTCTGGGGTTGCAGTATCATATTCTAACTCGCCTTTTAAAAAGGCAGAAGATAAAGATACAACATTTTTCCCTTTATACAACTTTCCAGGGGGTAAATTTATCAAATATATACCATAATCTGCATTGAGAAAATGGGCTACAAAATCAAATTCTTTACTTACTCTGTCAATCTCAAAAGAGTTATAGATAAACTCAACATCAAGTATCTCACCATTTAACTTCTCATACTCATTGTTAAGAGCAATCCTAGTTTCAGGGTCAGATGTTGTTTCAAGTCTAGTGGCAAGAGCCTCTAAAGAAGCTCTAATTTTGGCATTATGGTCCAATACATAGACAGCAGGTTCTATACAAAAACCTACATCTACAAAAGTTGACTTCCCTCCCTTTGGGGCAGCTCCAACAGTGTAAATTCTTCCTCTTTGGATACCATTAATTGCCTGTGAGATAGTCTTCAAACCTTCCCCCATAGGAAGGCCTTTATTACTACCTTTTTGGCCTGCTTCAAATGCTGCTCTAAAATTCATTATTGCATTCTTGAAGTTATGTCAACACTATCATTAGTTGAGGTATCAGCTATAGCTTCTCTATACTTTTCTACCCAACCTTCAAGTGCTGAAGTTCTGTCTCTACCTACACCTTTACTTATAAAGTAATGAGATGAGGTTAAATATTCAGCACTACTAAGAGTTCTGAAATACATTTTAGTTGCTCCAATAACATCTTCTTTTCTTACATCAGGGTTGTCAGCAAAAAATGCTTTCATTCTGGTAATACAATCTTTGTCTGGTGCTTTTCTTTTCTTGTTGACATTGCCAAACTCTGCATTCCATTCTTTAACCCAATCCCATTTGGTTTGACTTTCTCCTTCAAATAAAGGAATATGCCAAATAACCTCTCT